GACAGCCAGGATATTGCCGGAGACCTTGTCCTTGACCATCAGCTTATTGTAGGCAGCATCGAACCCCATATTGGACGGACTGGTATACACCGCCTCGACGTTGGCCCTCGACAACGTAGCCACGCCCTGCTGGGTCGTGTGCCCCAGCCCGAGCTGCCCGAAAGCGTTGTGGCCCCAAACGTACAGGTTGGAGTTGGCGCAAAGCGCCCAACCGGAGTAGCCGAAGATACCGAAGTCCACGATAGGGGAGATGTCCGGGATGGGTACACGACGGAAACGTTCAACCCCGAAGTAGCCCGAAGAACCATTCGGCCCGAGGCCACCGCCGCCGTTGTTGTAAACGGAGTTGTTACTGATCGCACTCCACAGCTGACCCTCCACTAGAACTACGACGCAGGAGTGCCCGCTCTGGATCTTTGATGGGACGCGTGGGGTGTTCGCCTGGAGTAGACCGGCGATATCCACCTCGTTCGTCTCCACCCGTGGGGTGAGTAGATCGACCGCATCTGTCACGGCATCCGCGATTACCGCCACCTGCTCGATGCGAGTGGCGTTGGTGTCAGATGCGTCCTTGGCCTCGTTGGCGGTGACTACGGCAGCATCTGCTTTCGTCTCTGCCCGACCAGCTGTAGTGTTGGCTGTGTTGGCTGTGTCCAGCGCAGTCTGTGCCTTGCCGTCAATGGCCTCGGCGGTTGCCTTGGCATCATCAGCTGTGACAACCGCAGCGGCAGCGTCGTCCAGGGCGGTTTGCGCCTTACCGTCAATCGCGTTAGCGGTTGCGAGGGCTTCAGCCGACTCTTCGCGGGCAGTCACAGAGTTCGACAGGGCCTGGGTGGCCTTGGCGTCAATACCCTGTGCAATGATCAGCGCGTTATCCGCAGTGACCACAGCATTGCCCGCAGCGAGGAACGCGGCGTCCGCAGTGTCAGCGATGGCCTCGGCAGTTACCTTGGCGTCGTTCGCTGTCACTACAGCAGCCTCTGCCTTCTCCACTGCGTCATCAGCTTTACCATCAGCAGCAGCAGCCTGCGCCTTCGCCTCGTTGGCAGTGACAACCGCCTGATCGGCGTTCGCATCTGCTTCGTTGGCGGTGACGACCGCAGCGTTCGCCGTAACAACGGCTTGGTCCGCAGTGCTGATTGCAGTCTGGGAGTTGACCAGGGCCTGGTCCGCGACCAGGGTGGCAGCATCCGCCGTGGCGATTGCTTCCTGGGCGTCAGCCGCAGCAGTGTTCGACGTGTCGATACCTTCCTGCACCACGTACAGCATCTGGCGGTTGTTCTCGTCCACGTAACGTGGGAGGAACGGTACACCAGCGGCGAAGACGTGCAGCGGAACATAGGCCAGGGTCGAGCGGTAGATGCGGACCCGTGTACCCAGTGCGGGCGCAGGTAGGACCTGCACCGAGTGGGTGTTGCCCGCCAGCCAAGTGTAGGCGACGTTTACACCGTCGACCGACACGAAGATTTCAGATTGCTTCTGGTACGGGAAGTCGAAGTCGAGGATGGACGTAACGCCATCCCCATCGAATTCCACGTCCACATTAGGGACCTGGGCCATTACTTATCCTTGAGTGCTTCCAATGCCATGGCGGTGCCGGGCATTACGTTGAGGAACGGCACGACCATGGTAGCGGCCTTGCCAATATCTGCTGCACCTTCTCGGCCCTGGTAGTCGCCGGAGGGGTCACGGGAAATCCCGGCGACCTTAGCGATGCCACCAGTGGCACGAGGCAGTGCATCGAAGACGCCTGTGAGCGGAGTGGACAAGCCACCCCGGCCACCAGTCAAGCCCAGGATACCGGCAGCATCCCCGACGAAGCCGAGGGCAGCAGTGTAACCGACAGCGGACTTAGCCATCTTCTTCACGCCCTTCTCGGACAGATCGAGCTGGCCTTTACGGGCTTCGTTCACCGAGACCATAAGGAAGGTCATCGGGTACTGGAAGGCCATGAGGCTGGCTAATCCTTTCGGGCCATCGGCGTTCAGTGTACCACGCAGCAACTTGTTGTTGGCGAAGGACACGAACGAACGGAACTGGCCTAAGACCTGTCCAACCTGGGAACGGGAGAAGCTGGCACCTTGACCGGCACGTCCATAAAGGATCGCATCGTCCATCATACGCAGCGCGGCATTCATGACACCGTCAATATCTTCCTGTGCCCAACGGGACCAGTTGAATTCACGAGCATTCTTACCGGAGTATGTGACATTAGATTTGATCGCTCGTTCGGCAGCCGCCCAGTCCAGATCGGGAGCATACTTGCGAATCTCAGCCAGTACCTTGGTGTCGCCCTGCGCAGCCCGAGCGAACTTGTTCAGCACCAGATTGGCGTTCATGCGGGACTGGTGGGAGTGGATGAACTTCATCCCGTTGAGGTAAGGTACGGCCTGCTTCCCGGCGTGCAGGATGCGGTCGACCATGGTGTCGCTCGACTCCAAGAAGGCGTCGTGCTGGCGCTTCCACGGACGCAGACGCACGTCCCTGGCGAGGTCCAGGCCCAGCACGGTGTGTAGCTCGTCAGCCAAGTCCGGGTTGGTTCGGGCCGATTGCAGCACATTGCGGATACCTGGGAACCGGCGCATGAACTCCTTGCCGGTCTCCACCACACCGTGGCGCTGGGCCATGGTGGCGTACTCGGCAACCTGCCACAACCCGGAGGCCGAGAGCATGGTCGCATCTGCCACACTCTTCACCCGCTGGGCATTGGCCCCGAGGATGTTGGCGTCCGGGCGGTGGCCGGTGAAGTCGCCCAGCAGGCCGTCCAGCTGTTGCATCAGGTCGGCTTGCTCTGCCTGGGGCAGCTTGCTGATCGAGCCCAGATAGGACCGCTTGAAGGCTTCCAGCCCAGCGTCGTCAGAGGCAATGCCTGCCTTGGACAGCGCAGAACGCCCACTCAGCGACGTGCCGTAGTTCTCCATAATACGGTCCAAGTCGCGGTCGATCAGGTCAGCAACCCGGTACACGGTGCCGTCCTTGGCCTTGACGGAGGCTGACATGTCCAGGGTCAGACGGTGCTTGCCGTACTTGCTGGTGCCCTGGTCAGACGCCTTCTGTTCGATCTTGCCCATGATGGACTCGATGCGACCAGCGCTCACCTTGGCGGCTTCCAGCGATTCCCGGAGGAACGTAGTGTCTGCCTTGCCCAGTGCGCCCATGAAGTCGGAGCGCATGCCAGAGGCTTTGTCGTGGACCCGTTGGACCAGGGCGCCTGCAATCGCATCGGCCTCGTCCTTGTCCACACCCTTGATACCGCGCTCCACTGACTCGGCCAGCAGCTTACGTACAATGCCCTTCTCGCTGCGCTCTGCCGCCTGGAACAGTGTGTCGTTCCAGCTCCGGTGGAAGTAGCCAGGGCGGGCCGTGAAGTCCTCAAACCCACGCACACCAGCATCCCGTGCCATCTCACCGAGACGACCGTGGAAGGCGTCGGACTGGTCGGCCAGTCGAGCGATCACTGGGTCAGCGTTAGGGTCAGGCATGACGTGACCGAAGCGGGACCACATGTCGTCGCGGCGCAGTAGCTCGTCAGTGACCCGGCTGTTCAGTGCGTCCTTGGCGTCGGCGTAGCGCCCGCTCACATCGAGCTTGCGTTGCGCCCAGTTGAACGACTTGGACAGCTCTTGCTCCAGGGTGTCGTCGTAGGTCTTGATCAGACCGTCGGCTTCGTTGGAGTACATCCGTTGAAACGAGGCAGCGTTGTTGTTGGTCAGGAGACCACTACGCCGCACGGGGTCATCCACCAGCGTTCGCAGCACGTAGGCAGCTTCTGGTGTTGCAGCGAGCTTGTCAGTCTCGGACACGAAGGCGTTGACACTGCGTCGCACTCCAGAGGCAGTTCCAGCTGCACCGGTCCCAGGAAGTCCACCAGGGAGGGGAACACGTACACCGCCTGCAAAGAGGGCATTGGCACCGCCGACCAAGCTGGCGTTGAGTAGGTATTCAAATGCTTGAGTCTCCTTGCCCGAGACATCCGCCGCATACGTATATGCCGTGGCCCCAGTGGCGCCGAGGGCACCAGCGCCAAGACGGCCAAGAGACAACGCTTTGCTAGCCCCGAAGGTTGCGATGTCAGTGATGAGCATGGCAGGGTCGAGGACCCCGCTGGCGACAGCGTAGGCGCCGTGCTTGCTGAGGATTTCTTGGTTGGTTTTGTGCTGGGCCATGCGTTGCGCTTGTTCAAGCTGATTCTCTTCAGTACCGGCCCGGCCCAGCACTTCCAAGTGCTTCTCGGTTGGCTCAATACCAAGCTGATTAAGTAGGTCCAGTGCATGGCGTTTGCCATCGAAGCTCGGATCGAAGTCATTGAACTGCTCGCTATAGCTCCGGTCCAACGCTTCCACGATGTACCCGGTGTAGGTTTCCTGCGCAGCTGCCACGACTTTATCCGTGGTGGTCAGCGCATCGTCTTTCTCTTGGGCCACGAGTGGAGCGGCTGCCGTAGCAACCGCCTTCTCTTCAGCGGCAGCCCCGAGGGGACCGCCTGTGACCATGGTGTTGTCCCCTGACAACCCGGAGGGAGAGGCAGGGTTCAATGCTGTTTGCAGCTCGTCCATTGGGACTACTGTCTTGGGCTTCAAAGAGCCTTTACTACCTGCCATGATATTCTCCTCTCGGGCG